CTGCACCAGAATCAATCACATCCTGTTTCAATTCAGTGCCCCATTTCTTGCAGGCTTCAAAGATATCATAGCTGTCAGATACGAACGCGATAGGAGCACCTGCCTTACCATGCGTTTTCAGCATGTTGCGATAGCTATCTACTTCGTTTTCACGACCCCAGCTAGTGACAGTGCTGTGTTCCATTGCCGGGATACTGAATCCGGCCATATCAGCACCGTAATACTCACGGCAGTACAGAAGACCAGTAACAGTATCAGTGCCCATGAAGTTAATAAGGTGCGCTGCCGCCCCCAGGCCGGCACTTTCCATGGAAGAAACACCACGAGCACCGAAATCATGAAGCTTAAAATCAATAAGAGTAGGATCACCTGTCTTTTCCAATGCGTTGAGGATAATTTTCTTGGATTCGTAGCTGTTTGTGGCTACAGTTGTTGGATACCAGATTGCACGAAGAATTGCAGTTTCCAGAAAACTTGTCAACCACCAGCACTTCGGGTCGGTGTTCACGATTGTTGCCAAGACGTTCTTGGTTGGAATCAACAGACCTTCAGGTGCAGCTTTGATGACCACGGGCAATTTGCCGCCGAGTTCATTGAGGATGTATTCCCAACCTGCGCGATTGAATGGTTCGCCGTGAGCGGTGATAACTGCTTCGGCAGTGTCGATATCGTCTTGGGTGATTGGAGTAGTTAGATACTCCTTGATGAAAGCTTGGAGGCCGAAGAATACGGTCTTATCCCAAGCACCGCCGCGAGATTCAATATACGAGTAAACATACTCGGTACCTGCGGGGTATTGATTAAATTGAGAAAATTTGTAGCTGTCACTATTAAGACAGATGTTTTTGGTGAGTTTCATAAAAGATCCTTTTATATGTTATGCCCGAAGTCTATCTTCGGGACTTTCTTGCTACTGAATACATTATAGCATAAATGCCATTATTCGTCAAGTGCTTCCGTTACCAGACACATTTGACCGCATGCTGCGCCCGCTTGCACTTCTGCCTCGGTTGCGATTGCAACTGCACCTTCGAAACCTGCTTCGGTGATGCTGTTGACGATTTGAGTTACTTTTTCCATGATTTTTCCTTTGGTTGATTATTTTCGTTTATTGATGCAATATGATAAATACTATTAGTTAGGTAAAAGGTTTCATATGGTTACTCCTTCAAATTATTTTGGTTTTGTTTATATTTGGTATGATACTAAAAATAAAATGTTTTATATTGGGTCCCGTAAAGGTAAAGTCGATGACAGATATATTTGCTCCAGTAAATGGATGAAGGCGGCATATATCCGAAGACCAGAAACTTTTACTCGTCGAATAATATCTGTTGTCCACAACAACGAAGTTGAGCATCTGCATGGCAGAGAGAAGGTAAAATATCTACATGCTAAGGAACAGCATTGGTTAGATTTAATTAACACAGAGCAACTTGGCATAAAATATTATAACCTAAAACCGTTGGCGGCTGGTGGGCACGGTACTGGCATTCCTTGTTCAGAACTCACCAAGCAGCGCATCAGCAATGCTAATAAAGGAAGAGTACGGTCGGAAGAGTTGAAACAACTTGCCCGTAAAATCTCTACCGGAAAAAAGTATCCTATTAGACGGGCTATTCCACCAGAAGCATACTTAAAAAGTTCAATAAAACGGATTAAGAATATATTTCCTATGTTTGATCCAGAGGAGAAATTTATATTCTCACATAAAGAATATGGGGTTGTGGAAAATACCATATTTGGAATGGTCGAATCATTTCCAAATTTACTTACGAACTCTCTGGTTCGCCTTGTATTCGGCGATCTTAAATCAACAGGAAAATGGAAGCTCATATCGAATTCTCATAAGTAAACAAAGTTGTCAGTTTGTTTTCGTCAGATACCGGATTAGTGTTGATCGGGCTGACTTTCACAAAGACCGTTTTAGGGTCAAATTGTGTCTTGAGGTCTTCGATCACGAAAGGGGTATCCTTGGCAAGCGCGAAATTGAGAGTTGCTTTCCAAGGACGATTCGGGAAATGATTGTACCAATGAGTGGCTAGTTCACCGATCTGTTTGTTATTCATCACTGTTTCATTTTGCAGCCACTTGCGGAATGTATCGTCGGTGCTGTGGATGCTGAATTGAAGTTCAAGCCAATCGGATCCAAACTTCCTTTCAAGGCCTATCAATGCAGCAACCAAATCCTTAGACTTTTTAATGCCGATTGTGGAGATTTGTATCCGTGCTTTAGGGTACATTAGTTTGATTTGGCGGACAGCGGCAATCACATTAGTGGTATTTAGGCTAGGTTCTCCCATCCGAGTGAATAATACGCGAAAAATTTCACTGTTGTTTGGATCAAGCCCACCATTAATCTTCTGGGCTTCAGAGACCGCATATTTGACTTGGCCAACCATTTCTTCAGTGGTTAGATTACGCCAACCTTGCTTGTCGGTGAGACGGTTCACAGCACAAAACTTGCACATGATGGGGCAACCAGATTGAGTGGAGATACCCACTGTCCATTTCTCTGCCCAATTCTGGATAGAGAAGTCATTTGCATCAATTTTATTGTCTTTCTTGCCTGTAATTCGAATCTCAGTCTGAATTGGCAGACAGGTAGACGTAGTTTCGATTAGTTTCTTATCTTCTAACTGAATGACAGATACATATCCATTTGTAAACTGTTTTGTTTTAAGTTCAATCATATAAATCCTTAATTACCCGCCTGCTATTATCCATGTTGGAATATGTCTAAGTATAGTTCCACCATATGCCAGTACATATGCCAGTGCATCTTCTTCATTATTAAATTTAAGATGTGGATCAATTCCTTCTAATCCCATTCCATACTCAATTTCTTTACCGGCATGATACTCTACTCTATCATCATACCCGCGATCATATAACTTCTCGGCCAATTCGTAAAAATCACGACGACCGTTAAGTTTCTTGATGCGGATATAATATGTCATTACGCTCCGAGCATTGTCTGAATAATTTCGTAGTGATCTTCAAAGCAAACAGAACTATCCAATTCTGCAATTGGTACCCACTGTGCTTTTTCAGCATCATCCATACCTTTTACCTTCGGTAATTCACCGTTAGGTAGGTCAATTCTGAATGCGTGAGTAATTGTACGACCACGTGCGCTTCGATCAATTGCATCAAACACCTGTACCTTGTTGATACTACCAATCAATACCGGGCCGGGTACTTTAATACCTGTTTCTTCACGCAATTCCCGAATCATTGCATCCTGTACACTTCGATCGGTTGCTGCATTTAGGAAACCACCTGGCATTGCCCACATACCTTTACCCGGCTCGCTTCTGCGGCGGATCATAAGCACGTGACCACTGCAAATTACCACAGCATCTGTGGTAACAAACACCGGAGCATAAGGTAGGCTGGAATATTGCTTCTTATATGTTTCAATGTGTTCTCGTTCCTTAATGATTTGCTCATAATCGGGTGAACATTGCCATCCTTCTAACCACTGACGAACAGATGGTGGAATAACACTTGCCAAAAAATTCATATTTGCATTTCTGCGAAAATATAAATCACGAATATTGGTGGCATTAAGTGGTTGAATCAATTCAACTTCCTCATATCCCCATTGCGGAAACATATTGAGATATTCCGCAGTTGTAGAGTCCTTTTTATGCCCGATAATTGCAATATTATCGGTGGATTTTGTGTACTTGGCAACAATTGCTTGTACTCGGACTGCCCATGCGGGATTATTGTAGATTGTATCGGTATTTTCTTCGATACGAAAGGATGCCTCACATCGTTCTTTGTAAATAGTTTCGCAGACATTATCTAACATCAGACGGCGCTCATGTCCTGTCCATGGATTCTTATAGGTGCGTGGTTGTTTTGCAGAACCAACAATAATAATTATTTGTTTGGCTAACTGCGATGCCCTGCGGATGATTTCAGCATGAGCATTGTGAACTGGTTGAAAACGTCCGATAAGGACGAGAGTATCGTATTTTGTCATAACATAAATCCTATGTTTGTTTAATGATATAGTAAAGTCTATCTCTACTACTGCTATTTAGCCTTTAGTATAACACTAAGGCATCGTTTTGGTCAAAAGAGTCCTTTGACACCGCCTGCGCCACGTAGTTTGGCCACAATCTTCTCAGCTTCTTCCGCCTTAATTCTTTTGTATTTGCTCCATGCCTGAATTGTTTCCTCATAGAGGCCTAATAGCACCATACTCAAGATTGCCGAACCACAGCAAGTAAGTACAATAAAGATAAAACTAAGTCCAATGTACCAACTAAGGCAGGTGCACAGAATCACAAATAACACCATCGCAGTAATCTGCTTTGTATTTCTATGTATTTGTCCCCACTGCCATTTAATAAAACGTAAAACTTCCATGTTTATCTTTCATCGGTGTTATCATTTATCTCTATAATGTGAAGAAACGCTTCTTCCTCATCTTCGGTCCAATCTAAGATGTCATCGTAATTGTCTTCGGATGGTTCACCGATCATTGGACTCTTAATATTGTTATCTTTGGCCCATTTTTTGGCTTTCTTTCGAGCATCCTCAATAGAAGAAGCTTCTACAACGATGTGATGTACATCTGCTGCTGTGGGACCATCTTCAATACTAACATTCCACTTAGATAAGTTTGTCATTTTCTGCCTTGTATACTCTTGCCCTCAATCCACTTGTCGAGAATCCATGATTACGTGAATTGAATACTGTCTTCTCACTCATTCCAGGAATATCGTGTCCTGTATAAGGTTTCCCTTGCCAATCAGATCCGATAAAACGTTTATCAAACTTGATTGAACAAAGTAAATTATATAGATCTTGTTCTGTCTCGTAAACCACTACCTCATCAATATATTTACAGGCGCGAACCTGTAGATACCGTTCGTGTGTACTTTGTACGGGAATATTTTTATCTGGTCGATCAGTATGCGGATTGGTTTGAAGTAAAACAATCAAATAATCACAATGACCTTTGCATTCTTCGAACATTAAATAATGTCCGGCATGCGTTAAATCGAAACTACCGGCGGTTACGCCAATAATGCCTTTATTCATGGTTTAGGACCTGTGGGAAATGGAACATCTTCTTCACGCTTCGTATATTCTGCAGGATAATGTTTAAAAAACCATGTACCCCAATCTTCGGGTACAACATCGACCTGGAATCCAT